GGCCGAGGGGCTGAAGGCCGGGCTCACACCGCCGGACACAGTGGCCAAGGCCGTGGCGAACAACTGGGCCGGGTTTAAGGCTGCATGGCTGCAGCGCGATGTTGGGGCGCGGGTCGCCAGCAGTCTCCCCGACCTGGACGGAGTGCACTGATGCGCGGCCACGAAGCAATCATCGCCATGCGCCGTGCCGGCGTCGCGCCTCAGGGCGTGTGGATCTTCGACCAGCAGGCCTACACCGACAGCACGCACCCGACCCGGGGCTGGATGGTCGACACGGCCCAGGCCACGGTCGAGCTGCTGCCGAGCGACAGCCCGCGCCGGCTGGACCTGCGCTTCTGCGTCGGCCTGACGGTCTACACGCAGGGCGAAAACGCCGAGCGCTTGGCCGCGCTGGAAGCCGCGCTGGTGCGCTGTGGCGCCGCTCGCGTGCTGGGTGCGCTGCACCGCTTCGATGGCCAGGGCTACCTCACGGTGGCCATGACCGACACCCATGGAATCGTCGTGATGGAGGCCGAACATGGCACAGCTGCTGCCTGACAGCATCGACTTTGCCACCTACGAGGTGGAGACCGAGTGCCAGATCCTGGTGCGCAAGGCTTCGGCCTTCTCAGACGACCTGGACGCCGAATTCGAGCCCAGCCGTCGAAAGCCTGCGCCCGCCATGCGCAGCACGAAGCTGGCCCATGCCATCCAGTTCCGCCCGGGTGAAGTGACCACCTGGGCCGGCTACAACGGGCACCGGAAGTCGATGTTCACTGGCCAGGTGGCGCTCGACTTCGTCGACCAGGGCCAGCGGGTGCTGATGCTCAGCCTGGAGATGCCGCCCAGCAAGACGCTCAAGCGGATGGCTCAGCAGGCCTGCGCGAACGACGAGCCCACCGCGCAGCGCCGGCGCGAGTTCATGCGCTGGACCGACCGCCGGCTCTGGCTGTTCGATCACATCGGCCGCCTGACCCCGAGCAAGTGCCTGGCCGTGCTGCGCTACTTCGCCGACGAGCTCAAGGGTCAGCACGTGTTCATCGACAGCCTGATGAAGGTCGTCGAGTCCGAGGAGATCATGGACCAGCAAAAGGCCATGATCGGCAACCTGTGCGACGTGGCCAAGGAAACCGGCCTGCACGTGCACCTGATCGCGCACTGCCGCAAGCCTCAGGGCGGCAGCGAAGACAAGGCCCCCACAAAGTACGACATCAAGGGCAGCGGCGCCATCAGCGACCAGAGCCACAACGTGATCCTGCTCTGGGACAACCGGCCCAAGCGCGCCGAGATGGCCAAGCAGTACCCGAGCCCGGACGCCTACAAGCAGCCCGACTTCTTCGCCATCGTCGACAAGCAACGCAACGGCAGTGTCGAGGGCAAGTTCGGCCTGTCCTTCGACGCGCGAAGCCTGCGGTTCAGCGACAGCGATGCGGCGCCGATTGAGCCGTACGACATGGAAGGCGCCGCGCGTGCGCGCGTTTTGGGGGCCGAGTCATGATCACCAACATCGCATTCGTCGTGCCCGGCGAGCCCCAGGGCAAGGGCCGGGCCCGCGTCGGCACCATCGGTGGCCACGCCCGCATGTTCACGCCGGCCAAGACCGTGGCGTATGAGGGCTTGATCGCCCACGCTGCGGCCTTGGCCATGCGCGGCGCCAATCCGCTGCAGGGCGACTGCCGCCTCGAGGTCGACATCGTGTGCACCGTGCCGGCCAGCTGGTCCGGAAAGAAGCGCGCGCAGGCCCTGGCAGGCCTCATCCGCCCAGCCAAGAAGCCCGACAGCGACAACGTGATCAAGGCGGTCTGCGACGGCATGAACGGCGTGGTGTGGCGCGACGACGTCCAGGCGGTCGAGGGCTCGTGGCGCAAGGTCTACGGGGCCACGCCTGGGGTGCATGTCCGGGTGGCTGCGCTCGATGCTGCGAGCCCGCAGCTGGAACTGGCCGCGTGACCGTGATCTGCAAACCCATCGGCCCCGGCAACTGGCGCGCCATGACGCTGCAGTACGCCGGGCCGCAGCTCGCGCCGTTCACCGTCGCGGTGGGCGAGCGGTTCACGCTGGGTGCGGTGGTGTGGCGGGTTTGCGAGGTGCGGGCTTGAACGCAGCGCGCCCCCGCATCGACTGGTGGCAGGTCATCACGGACCTGGGCCGCGCCGAGATCTCGCACGAGCGGATTGCGGCCGAGTGCCTGCGCAGCAAGGGCTGGGTGGATAACCTGAAGAACACGCCGGGCACCGAGCCGCGCTTCCACGACGGAATGATCGTGCTTGCGCTGTGGCAGGAGCACTGCGGCAAGGAAGGTGCCGAGCCGCCGGTGCACGCGGAAACGGTCAGGAACCGCTGAGAGGGCCTGCGGACACTGCGGCGGTCTTCAACCCGGAGCCCGCCCCATGTCAGCAGCCCCCACGCCGCCGCGCACCAGTCGCGTCACTGCCGTTCGTGTCCCCGGTGCAGCAGCAGCCCCCACGCCGCCGGCCGCTCCCGCTGCCGCCGCTGCGCCGCCTGCCGCTGACCCGCTGGGCGAGCAGCCCGCTGCCGCCCTCGATGGCAACGATGGCAACGAAGGCGAAGACAACGGCGAAGCGCTGACCGCCGGCGCGCCAGACCTCGACGACGGCGCGGCCACCGCCGAGAAGCCTCAGACCATCACGATGACGCAGGACCAGCTCGACGCGGCCATCGCTCGGGCTGTGTCGAAGGGCATCTCCAACACGCTGGCGATGCAGCGCGCAGCCAGTGCGCCGGTGCGCGACGCCGAGCTGCCCGACCAGTCCGAGATCGACCGCGACCGCATCACGCGCCCGGTGCTGAGCAAGCAGGGCTACGTGGTGCCGGCCAAGTACGGACAGACAGCGACTCCCGCAGCCCATCGCAGCTTGATTTGACCGGCGCCATGCAGATCCGGCCCATCTCAGTCGTCGAGCAGCTGCCCCTGGTGGAGCCGCTGCTGCGCGAGCACTGGGAAGAGATCGCGCTGAACAAGCAGCTGATGGTGCTCAAGCCCAACGCCGAGCTGTACGCGCGGCTGGAGCAGCAGGGCCTGCTGGTCTCGTTCGGCGCCTTCGATGGCGACGAGCTCGTGGGCTACAGCGTCAGCATCCTGGCGCCCAGCCATCTGCACTACGCCGACCTGTGCATGGCCAGCAACGACGTGCTGTTCGTGCGCCAGTCGCACCGCGGCGCCAGTCGCGCCGGCCTGCAGCTCATCCGCGCCACCGAGCAGGCCTGCCGCGAGCGCGGCGCCCGGCTGATGCTGTGGCACGCCAAACCCAACACCGCCCTGGTCGACCTCATGCCCCGACTGGGCTACGGCGTGCAGGACGTGATCTTCTCGACGGAGCTGTGACCATGGGTGTCTCAGGCGCGGCCATCGCCGCATACGCAAGCGCTGGCGCGGCGGTGGTGGGTGCCGCCACGGCCATCGAGTCCCGCAAGGACGCCAAGGCCGCCACCAAGTTCGCCGCCGAAGAGCGCCAGGCAGCCGAGACCAAGGCTGCCCAGGCAGCGAGCGCCAAGATCGCCATGCAGCGCAAGGCGCTGCGCAGCAACAGCCTGGCCACCGGTGCAGGCCAGGCCGGCGCCTCTGGCGGCCAGACCACCCTGGGCGTGTGACTTGGAAGTCGCCCAGCACGTCAAGCGCCGGCTGACCCAGCTTCGCGCGCTCAAGACCTTTCACGAGCAGGTCTGGAAGGACTGCTTCGACCTGACCTTCCCGGCTCGCGGGCACGGCCTGCAGTCCGAGGTGATCAGCGCCACCGACGCGCAGCAGCGCAAGGCGCAGATCTTCGACAGCACGCCAGGCGACGCGTGCAAGGTGGGCGCGGCTTCGATCATGGGCGGCATGGTGCCCAGCAATGCACGTTGGTTCGACCTGGACGTGGGGCAGGAGAGCGACGAAGAAAAGCGCTTCCTCGAGGACATGGCCAAGTTCATGTTCGAGAACATCCACGCCAGCAACTTCGACGCCGAGGCCTTCGACGGCATGCTGGACAACATGGTGGCCGGCTGGTTCGTCCTGTACTGCGACGAGCCGGAAGAGGGCGGCTACTACTTCGAGACCTGGCCGCTTGGTCAGTGCCTGGTGGGCAGCAGCCGCAACGGCTCGCGCATCGACACCCTCTACCGCGAGTGGCCCTACAGCGTCAGCCAGACGGTGGCCGAGTACGGGCTGGAGAACGTCTCCATGGCCGTGCGCGAGAAGCACGCCGCGGGCAAGTTCGACGACATGGTGAAGCTCGTGCACGCCATCGAGCCGCGCGCAATGTACGCGGTGAACGCTCGCATGGCCAAGAACCTGCCCTTCGCCAGCATGCACATGGAGGTGGACAGCCAGCACATCCTGCGCGAGTCGGGCTATCACGAGTTTCCCTGCATGGTGCCGCGCTGGGCCCGGCTGCCTGCCTCGGCCTACGCGCTGGGTCCGATGTCCGACGCGCTGCCCGATGCGCGCACGCTGAACGAGGTGGTGCGCTGGGGCCTGATGGGTGCCGAGATCGCCATCGCGCCGATGCTCAAGGTCACCGACGACGGCGTGATCAACACGCGGAACATCCGCATGGGCCCGCGCAAGGTGCTCGTGTGCGCCGACCCGGACAACATCCAGCCGCTGAACAGCGGCGCCAAGGTCGAGTTCGCCGAGATCAAGGCCGAGCGCCTGCAGAGCAGTATCCGGAAGATCCTGTTGGCCGACCAGCTGCCGCCCGCTGACGGCCCGGTCAAGACCGCCTACGAGTGGAGCGTGCGGGTCGAGACCATCCGCAAGATGCTGGGCCCGATGTTCGGCCGCTTTCAGAGCGAGTTCCTGCAGCCGCTCATCGAGCGCGTCTTCGGCATCACCTGGCGCGCCAACCTGCGCACCGGCTTTGCGCTGGTGGGCAAGCCGCCGGAGTCGCTTCTCGGCCGGAACTTCAGCGTGCGCTACCTCTCGCCGCTGGCCAGGGCGCAGCGCCTGGAGGACGTGGCCGCCATGGACCGGTTCGAGCTGGCCCTGGCTGAAGAGGCGCAGATCGACCCGACGGTGCTCGACGTGTACGACCTCGACGAAGCCGCACGCACGCGCGGCCACCTGCTGGGCGTGCCGCACACGCTGATCCGAGACGCGAAGAAGGTGGCCGACCTGCGCGACAGGCGCCAGAAGGCCGAGCAGGCCGCCCAGCAGAAGGCGCTGCAGCAGCAGGGCCAGATGGAAATGCAGGGCGCAGTGGCCCAGCGAGTAGCAAGGAGCGCATGACATGCCACGCCTGACCGACAACCTCACCGGCAGCGGGTACGACATGCGCCTGCCAGCGAAGCAGATCTCCGGCCCGGGCGCCCCCATCGTGGTCTTCGAGGGGGACAGTCGCACCGCGCAGAGCAAGGACGCCGGCCAGGGGTACACCTGCTATGGGCCGGTGAGCTGGGTGCGTGCACTGGCGCGCATGCGGATGACGGCGATCACGCTGGCAGTGGCTGGCAACACGAGCGCCGACATGAAGGCCCGCCGGGGTCAGGTGCAAGGCCTGCGGCCCTGGGCGGTGGTGCGCTGGTGCGGTGTGAACGACATCGCGGCAGCGGTGCCGGGCGCGACCGCAGCGCAGAACATCATCGACTGCGCACTGTCCGACATCGCCGGCGGCACGCAGTACGTCGTGCTGATCCTGGAGACCGGCTACAACGCCTGGGCCGCTCCTACCGTCGCGCAGATGGTGGCCCTGAACAAGGCGCTGCTGGCCTTCGCGCAGACGAACAGCCGCGTGCGGATCATCAACTCGCTCGAGATGGTGGTGGACTACACCGCGGCCACGCAGGTGCCCATCACGTATCTGGCCGGCGTGTTCGGCGACGGCCTCACGCACCCATCGGTGGCGCTGTCTTACCGGCTGGGCGCGCGCATCGCGGCGCTGCTCGACTCTCTGTGGGTGCCGCCTGACGCCGGCACCTTCCTGATGCCGGGCGACGCCACGAACCTGCTGGCCAACGCTGGCTTCCAGGCTACTGGCGCGGGCGGCTACAGCGCCGGGTGGAGCGGCACCACGGTCAACAGCTGGTTCGGCTTCCAGGACGGCCTGGCCACGGTGGTGATGACGCCGCAGGCCACACAGGTGCAGCTCGTCATCACCACCACCGGGCCTGCGGCCGTGCTGCTGTTCCAGGACCCCGTTGCAGGCGCTGTCGCCGGCGACTACCTGGTCGGCTCCTCGGAGATCGAGATCACCGGCACGCCCGTGAACCTCATCCAGGCGCAGGCGAACTTCTACGCCCTGATCGGTGGCGTCACGTCCTTTGCGTGGCCCCTGTTCTGGACCGCCGGCTATGACCCCGCGTCGCCCTCGAGCTCGTGGCCCCAGGTGCCCATGGTGCAGCGCAGCCCCGAGACCACGCCCCTGGCCATCGGCGCGGGCACGCAGACCAACCTGCGGTACGGCCTGAACGTGTCCTTCCGCGGCGCCGGCTCGGCCACGATCAAGTTCCGCAAGCCCAACGTGCGCAAGGTGCCGGCTGGCTATCTGTCATGAGGGCGAGCCCCGAGCAGGAAGACGCTGACCGGGCGCGCATAGACGGCCTGTTCGCCGCCATCTTCGAAGACGACCGCCGCGGCGCCGAAGTCTTCGAGGTGCTGCTCAAGCGCTTCGGCGGCACCCGCGTGCACACCGACGGCGGCATCGACGCGGTGCTGAAAACCTACCGCGGCGCCGCACACCGCGAGCTGCTGGACTACATCGTGCTGCGCTGCAACCGGGCGCGCGGCGTTGACGATCCCCTGCCACCAGCGCCCGCGGAGAACCCCGATGCTTCCTCGCTTTAACCACGTCCTGCGCGCGCCGGAAGGCGACGGCGGTGGTGCTGGTGGCGCGCCAGCGCCCAGCCCTGCACCCGCACCCGCCGGCGCCCCTGCTCCAGCGCCTGCCGGCAGCCCCAGCCCTGCGCCCGGCCCCGCACCCGCGCCTGCATCTCAGTCGCTACTGCGCACGCCCAGCCCGGCACCTGCACCCGGATCGGCGCCAGCGCCTGGCGCTGCGCCTGCACCGGCGCCCGCGGCGTCCGAGTTCGACTGGCTGCCGGAAAAGTACCAGGTCAAGGCAGCCGACGGCACCATCGACCTGGCGGCCAGCAGCAAGAAGCTGAGCGAGGGCTACGCGGCCGCGGCAAAGCGCATCGGCACCGGTGACCTGCCGCCCGAGACAGCCGACGCCTACACCTTCAAGGTGCCGGACACGCTGAAGGACGTGCCTGTCAGCGAGGTGCTGCAGCCCTTTCGTGAGCGGGCCCACAAGGCCGGGCTTACGCAGGCCCAGTTCGAGTTCGTCGCCGGCGAATACTTCGAGCTGGTGCCATCTCTGCTCGACGGTGCGGCCAAGGTTTCAGCCGAGCAGGCGCGGGGCGATCTGCAGAAGGTGTGGCCAGCACAGGCCGACTATGAGCAGAACCTGAGCGCAGCGCAGCGAGCGGTGGCTGGCGTGCCGCAGGCGCTGCAGGACCAGGTGCACGAGAAGTTCGGCACCGACCCGGTGTTCCTGCAGTTCGCTGCCGCTCTTGGGCGCGAGATGCGCGAGGACCGTCCGCCTGGCGGAAGCGGCGGCATGCAGGGCGGCGCTGCGACGCTGGAGCAGGTGATGGCGCACCCGGCCTACCGCGACCCGAAGCACCCCGAGCACAAGCAGGTGAGCGAGCGTGCGCGCCTGATGGCCGAGAAGCTGCACGGCTCTGCGCCGGCCATGTGATTCGGTCAGGAACGTGGCGCACCGCGCGCCAACACTGCGAGCCATTCAAACAGGCCCGCGGTGGCGCGCGGACACCCTGACCCCAAGCCCGAGCGCTGCGGCACGACAAGCCGGTCGCAGCACCTGTAGCGCCAGGCCCGGCCCGCCGGACACCCTGAACCAAGGCTGACAAATCAACCTTCGGAGTTCGGATCATGTCCACCATCCCTCAGTGGTTCGTGCAGCAGTGGGATACCGCTGTTCGCACCGAGGCCAGCCAGAAAGACT